CTTTGAGCCCGGCGACACGGCCGAACGCGACGAGGCGCGGGAGGATAGCGCTTAGTGAATCAACGCTCGCCGCGTTGCGTGTCACGCGCCCCGACCCCAATGAGTTCGCAGGCCTCGTGATCCACATCGTCATACGCGCGATTTGGTGGTATTTGATGGGGCCGTGCTAGACTGACGCCCGCGTCTCTGGCTCTTTGCTCGGCCCGCCGTCTCCTGTGGGCGGCTTGGACGGCGGGGCGGTCCCGGGCAGACGGCCAGAGGCGCACCTGTTATGCAAGAGCCGCGCATTCCCTTCCCCTTCGACTTCCGCAACCCCGATTACAACGCGGTGTTTGCGCACCGTCTCGAAGTCCTCAAGCGTATACGCCAATCCAAAGACTCGAAGTTGCTGCCGGGGCTTTTCGCGTATTACCGCGATAATCCAATCCAGTTCATCATCGATTGGGGCTGCACGTTCGACCCCCGCAACATCGGCCAGGGCAAGCCAGCTGTCTTGCCGTTCATTCCGTGGCCGCGTCAAGTTGACTGGTTCCAATGGGTATTGGAGCGCATGGCGGCGAACGAGGACGGCGTAAACGACAAGAGCCGCGACATGGGCGCGTCGTGGATGGCGGTCGCGCTGTCCTGCACGCTGGGCCTCTTTCACGACAACATGTCCGTTGGCTTCGGCTCGCGCATCGAGGATTTGGTAGACCGCAAGGACGATCCGTTTTCCCTGTTCTGGAAAATGCGCGCGTTCCTGCGGTCACTGCCGGCTGAATTCCGGCGCGGCTGGGACGAACGTGTTCACGCGCCGTACATGCGCATTACGTTCCCGGCGACCAATGCGTCAATCATCGGCGAAGGCGGCCCGAACATCGGACGTGGCGGCCGGGTGAAGGTTTACTTTGTTGACGAGGCGATGCACTTGCAAAACCCGGAGTCGGCGGACGCGGCGCTGTCGCAGACGACGAATTGCCGCATCGAAATGTCATCGGTCAAGGGCAGGCAAGGCCCGTTCGCGCGCCGTCGTTTCAGTTTCCCGCCGCGTCAAGTGTTTACGTTTCACTGGCGCAGTGATCCGCGCAAGGATGACGCTTGGTACGCCAAACAGTGCGAACGGTTTACGCCTGAGATTGTCGCCCAGGAAATCGACATCAACTACGACGCATCGCAGACGGGCATCCTGATTCCGCAGGAATGGGTACAGGCGGCCATCGACGCGCACGTTAAGTTGGGCATCGAGCCCACGGGGGCCAAGCGCGGCGCGTTGGACGTGGCCGACGAGGGCATTGACATGAACGCCTTTGCGGTTGCGCGCGGTGTTCTCCTGTATTACTTGGACGCGTGGAGCGGCAAAGGCTCGGACATCTTCGGCACCGTTGAACGTGCATTTCGCGTGTGCGACGAGGAAGAGTTGCGCGAGTTCCGCTACGACAGCGACGGCCTGGGCGCAGGCGTGCGCGGCGATGCCCGCGTGTTGAATGAGCGCCGGCAGTGGGCTATCAACGCCGAGCCGTTCCGTGGGTCGGAAGCGCCGGTAAACCCGGATGATCCGATTGAGTCCGCGAGCATCGACCTGAAGGACAAGGACGACCGCACCAACAAAGACTATTTCGCCAACCGCAAAGCGCAAGGCTGGTGGAGTTTACGCATGCGGTTCCTGCGCACGTATCGCGCGGTACGTGAGGGCTGGAAGTACCCGCCGGACGATTTGATTTTCCTGTCGTCCAAAATGCCGCGCCTGAATGAGTTGACGGCGCAGCTGTCACAGCCGACGTACACGAAAAACGGCGCGGGGAAAATGCTGGTCGATAAGCAACCCGAGGGCACGAAGAGCCCGAACGACGCGGACGGCCTGATGATTCTATTTGCGCCGGGTGAGCGTAAACGGCGGTCATTCTTCGACCTTTAGTAAGATCGGGCCACTTTTCCAGAGGCCCGCTTGATGATTCTTCGTTTCCTTCGCTGGCTTTTCGGCCCTTCGCAAAAACCTGCCGCGCTGCCCGCGCCCACGGTGCCCGCGCGCCGGCAAACGTGGTTCACGTCGGACGCGGTCGATGACGATGGCGTGATGACGCGCGCCCAAGTCGTTCAGGCCGTGCAACGCCGCGCGTTCCCCGTCTTGCCGCATCGCGACTTCCGCGTTTACGCGCAGGACGGCACGGCGACGGACGCCAACGACCTGAGTTCATCGGCCAAGTTCGCGTTCTCGTTCGCCGACGCATTCATCCCCGACGCACAGGCGCTGTGGTACGCATCGCAAGGCTTCATCGGCTTTCAGATGTGCACGATCATCGCCCAGCATTGGCTGGTGGATAAGGCATGCACGATCCCCGCGCGCGATGCGATGCGCAACGGCTACCGGATCACGGGCGCGGGCGCCAACAAGGACGCCCTGGAGGCATTGAAGGAAGCCGACGCGCGCTTTGGCGTGAAGAACCAATGCGTGCAGCTGGTCAAAATGTGCCGCGTGTTCGGCATCCGCATCGCCCTGTTCAAGATCGAGACGGCGGACCCGAAAACGTTCTACGAACGCCCGTTCAACCCGGACGGCATCACGCCCGGCAGCTATCGCGGCATCGTGCAGGTTGATCCCTACTGGTGCATCCCCGAGCTGTCGGTGGAAGGCGCGAGTAACCCCGCATCGTCGGAGTTCTACGAACCGACCTACTGGACCATCCAGGGCGTGCGGTATCACAAATCGCACCTGATCATCATCCGTGGGCCGGAAGTGCCGGACATCCTCAAGCCATCGTATCAGTACGCGGGCTTGCCGTTGACGCAGCGCATCTACGAACGCGTTTACGCCGCCGAGCGCACGGCAAACGAAGGCCCGCAGCTCGCCTTGTCCAAGCGGTCGATGGTGTATTACACCGACGCGGCCGAAGCTCTTGCCAATCAGGGCAAGTTCGAGTCGCGGCTGTCCATCTGGGCGCGCTTCCGCGACAACTTCGGCGTGAAGGTCGCGGACAAGGAAGGCGACAAGGTCGAACAACACGAGACCTCCCTCGGCGACTTCGACAGCGTCGTGATGACGCAATATCAGCTCGTGGCCGCCATCGCCAACGTGCCCGCGACAAAGCTCCTGGGCACAACGCCCAAGGGGTTCAACGCGACGGGCGAGTACGAAGAGGCCAATTACCACGAAGAGCTGGAGTCGATCCAGGCGAACGACGCGGCGCCGCTGATCCGCCGGCACCACATTTGCGTCATCCGCTCCGAGCTGGCGCCGCGCGGGCTGGTCGCGCCGACGTTTACGCCAACCATCGAATGGAATCCGCTGGATGCGCCGACGCAAAAGGAAGAGGCCGAAGTGCAAAAGCTCAAGGCCGAGACGGACAAAGTCCTTGTGGAAGCCGGCGCGCTCGACGGTCAAGACGTTCGCAACCGCGTGCGCGCAGATGCGGCCAGCGGCTACAGTGGCATCGTGGATGCAGTTCCGCCTGATGCCGGCATGCACCTTCCGGGCGGCGCGGGCGCACAGCCAGCTGCACAGGACGGGGTCGCCCTGGACGCCGACGAATTCGACCCGGTCGCAGGCACATACGCGGGCGCGATCCTGATCACGAATCAGGAATACCTAGACGACGCCATCGTCGCGGCAAAGATCGTAGCGGGCGACTTCGACGTTCAGCTGTCGCCCGAGTTCGTGACGCCGTCCGGCAAACGCTATCGCGTTCTCATCGACGGGCACCATTCGCTCGCAGCGGCAGTGCGGTCCAACAACATGCCCGTTTTCACTGAGGCGAACTACGAAGGCTCGGACTACGTAAACGCCATCACGCATCTGCCCGTCTTCGGACAGGAACTGCAGCTGTGACGGATCGGCGCACCGTCAAGCTCACCGCCGCACGCCGGCAATGGGCGGCGCAGCGGTCGAAGGCTCCAACCTTCAAGGGCGCACCGCTGCGCGTCAATGCGGCAGTCGAATCGCGCTACGTGCAGCAACTGCAGGCGTTGACGGCGCAGATGACGGCGCAAGTCAAGCGTGAGATTCTGCGACTGTTCAATGCCCCCGTGGCCGAGACGCACTTCGCCCAGGACGCCGCCCACGGCCCGAATGCGAACCTCGGAAGCCAAGCGCGCATCCTCGTCAACTCCCTGCGCCAACGGTTCGAGGCGCTATTTGCCAAGCGCGCGGGCAAACTCGCCGATGGCATGGTGTCGTCCGCCGCTGCCGCGAGCACGACAGCGCTGCACTCGTCGCTGAAGGATTTGAGCGGGGGCCTCAGTCTCAAGACGAGCCTGATGACGCCCGCGCTGCAGTCAACGTATAACGCGGCGGTCGCGCAGAACGTCTCATTGATCAAGTCGATTCCGTCGCAGTACCTCACGGACGTTGAGGGCGCAGTCATGCGCTCGATCACGACGGGCAACGGCCTGCAAGACCTCGTCCCCGCGCTCGAACAGTACGAAGGGCAGACGCATCGCCGCGCGCGCAACATCGCGCTGGATCAAGTCCGCAAAACGTATAACGCGATCAACAAAGGCCGCATGCAGGCCATCGGCGTGCGTAAATTCGAGTGGGTCCACTCTGGCGGCGGGGCCGAGCCGCGCCCGTTGCATCTGGACGTGTTGAACGGCAACGTCTACTCGTTTGATAAACTGCCGATCATCGATGAGCGCACGGGCGAGCGCGGCATTCCGGGGCAGGCGCCGAATTGCAAATGCACCATGGCCCCTGTGTTCGATTTCAGCGACGACGAGGACGACGATGGCGGACAAAGCGATTGACATCAACGGTTGGGTGGAACGTAAACGTAATCCGCTCAGCAAAGTCGGCGTGTTCCCGTATCTCGGCCGGTCGGTGGACCCCGAAGGTAAACGCTTCCGACCGGACCAAACCGTGATGGTCTACCGGCCCGAGGAGGAATTGTCGGACCCCGAATGCATCGAGTCCTTCAAGCTCATTCCGTGGGTGGACAACCACACGATGCTGGGACCAAATGACAATTTCACCCCCGCCGAACAAAAAGGCGTGCAGGGTGTCGTGGGCGAAGAGGTCTTCTATGAGGACGGCTGGCTGTACGGCAACATCAAAGCCTTCACCAATTCGCTCGCGCAATTGATCGAAGCCGGCAAGCGCGAGCTGTCCATGGGATACCGCTGCGTTTACGAATTTGCAAGCGGAATTTGGAATGGTATACATTACGACTGCATACAACGGCAAATCAGGGGCAATCACCTTGCCCTGGTGAACCAAGGACGAATGGGGCCGGACGTAGCCGTCATGGACTCGTTTACTTTTTCTTTTGATGCAATGGAGGCCACAGTGGCGGACGAAAGCAAAGACGGCGAAGGCAGCGGCACCACGATGACGCTCGAACAAGTCATCGCCATGATGAAGGAACTGGCCCCGCAGGTCGCGGCGCTGCAAGAAGCCTTCAAGGCGATGCAAGGCGGCGCTGCCGCAGCCGTGGACAAGGACAAACCGGCCGAAGGTGGCGCCGCGCAACCGGCCGCAGCCGCTGCAGCCCCCGCCGCGCAACCGGCCGCCGTCACGCAAGACGCTCTGGAAAAGGCCCTGAAGCCGCTGGGCACGCAGATCGAAACGCTCGCGAAGTCGCTGGCCGCGATGGACGAAGCTGTGAAGACGATCAGCGGCAAGGTTGCGACCGACTTCGCCAAGCGCGACAAGCTCGCGAACCGCGTTGCCGCCGTCGTGGGCACCTTCGATCATTCGGAAATGACGCTGCAGGGTGTCGCCGAATACGCCGCCGGCAAGTTCAACCTGAGCCCCGCAAAGGGAACCGAACTCGTCGCGGTGGAGGCGTACCTTGCCGCGAAGGAAAGCCAGCCGGCCGCAACCGTGCGCCACGGTCAAGACGCCATGTACGACCCGACCAAGAAATCCCTGGTCGGCTCCTACGTGACCGGCGAAGCTGCGAAGTCCAAGTAAACCCGGAGCAACGCAACATGAAACTCCAGTTCCTTTCCCTCCTGATCTTCGTGGCGGTCGTCGCGCTGATCCTGTTCCGCGATGCGGCGCCCGTGATCCGACGCGCGGCCTACGTTGCCACGTACCGCATCGGCGTGTTCCTGTACGGCCTGCGCCGCTCCCTCGGCGATGCCTTCATGGGCTACATGTTCGCGAGCGGGCTCGCGCTGCGCGTCTTCCAATCCACTGTATTTACCAATATCGGCTTCGGCAACGTCGGCGAAATCGCGATGGACGGCCCGACGCGAACGCGAACGGGTGTCATCAAAGCGGCGGTTCCTGCAAACGCTGTGATCGGCCGATGGTTTACGCAAGACCCGGCGGACCAACAATGGACGCCGGGCGGCGAGAACCCCGTGGGCGGCGTACTGATGTTCCCAAAGAACTACGCGGCGACCGGTGCGAACGGCATCCCGCTTGCGGCTTCGCTCGTCGTGCCGGTGGGCACCGTGGGCGAATTCGAGTACATGGGCACCGTCATCGTGCAGCTGGCGGCGGCTGTCAACATCGGCGACCCGGCCAAGTACGACACGACGACCGGCATCATCAGCTCGGGCGCGCCCGGCGCGGGCGAAGCCGCGATTCCGAATTCGCGGTTTATGACCACGAACGCGGCGGCGGGTCTGGCCGTTCTCGAACTCACGCAATAACGGAAGGCAGCACACACCATGAAACTCTCTGTGATCCATGCGGCCATCGCCGCTTCGGCATGCGTGCCGTTCGTTGTCGGCGAAGACGCTGCCCCGCAGCTGGCGAACGAGTACCGCCAGCTGGCGCAGATCGGCATCCACCTCGACGGCCCGACCGGTCAGCGGCTGGTCAACGCGATGTTCCAGGCCGCCTACGCGCAGGACGACAACCAAGGCAACATCCTGACGGCCGGCATCACGACGCCCATCCAGTTCCTGCAGACGTGGCTTCCGGGCTTCGTCCGCACGCTGACGGCGGCGCGCAAGATCGATCAACTCATCGGCATCCAGATCGTGGGCCAATGGGAAGACGAGGAAATCGTACAGGGCATCTTGGAGCCGCAAGGCTCGCCGGTCCCCTACGGCGACGTCTCCATGATCCCGCTGGCGTCCTGGCAAACCAACTTCGAGCGGCGCACCGTGATCCGCTTCGAGCAAGGCATGTCGGTCGGCATCCTCGAAGACGCCCGCTCGGCCCGCATCCGTGCGAACACGGCGGCGGAAAAGCGCGCCGCCACGGCGCTTGCCCTGGACATCCTGCGCAACCGCATCGGCTTTTTCGGCTACAACGGCGGCGCCAACCGCACCTACGGCTACCTGAACGACCCGAACCTGCCGGCGTACAACAACGCGCCCAACGGCGCGGGCGGCTCGCCGCTGTGGGCCAACAAGACGTTTCTGGAAATCACCAAGGACATCCGCAAGATGGTCCAAGGCGTGCGCGTGCAGACGGGCGACAACTACGACCCCGAACGCGATGCGGCCATCCTGGGCGTGGCGACGGCGGTTTCCGAGTTCATGGGCGTTACGTCCGACTTCGGCATGTCGGTTTCCGACTGGCTCAAGAAGACGTATCCGGCCATCACCGTCGTGACGGCTCCCGAGCTGAACGGCGCGAACGGCGGCGCCAACGTCGCCTACCTGTACCCGGAAAAGATCAACGACGGCGCGTCGGACAACTCGCAGGTGTGGGCGCAACTCGTGCCGTCGAAGTTCCAGACGCTGGGCGTCGAAAAGCGCGCGAAGGGCTACGTGGAGGACTACTCCAATGCCCTGGCCGGCGTGATGCTCAAGCGCCCGTATGCGGTTTACCGCCTGACGGGCATCTGATCCACCAACCGAAAGTAAAGGACCGTCGCAATGGCCGCAAAGCTCTATTGCGTTTTCTCGACGCTGGCAAACGCGCAGCGTTACACCTTGTTCCGCAAGCCTGCGGACAAGAACATGCAGGCGCCCGAAGAGGTCGCGGTGCTGGTGAAAGGCGGTGCGGGTCTGGCCGACAAGAATTTCCAGACCGCGCGCGGCGTTCCGACGCTGCTGACGCAAGCGGAATGGGAGGCCCTGCAGCGCATGAAGGCCGACCCGCACCACATCATCAACGTCCACATCAAGGGCGGCCACATCGTTCTGGAGGAACTGTCCGCGCCGCCTTCGGATGCGACCGTGGAAAAGCGGGTTGCGGACATGAACGGTCGCGACAACTCGGCGCCGCTGGTGGAGCAGGACTTTTCCGGCAAGCCCGGCGACAAAGCGCCGACCATCGGCGCGGTGGAAACCGTCACCGATCCGGCCTGATCGAAGGGGCGGTAAACGAAAGGAAGCGAACGGGGGCCGCAGGGCTCCCGTTTTTCTTAGGATGATCGATGGCTGACGTAACCCTAGACCCCGCACTGTTCCGCCAGCTCTTCCCGGAGTTTGCGGCCAACCCGCCGAATACCGATGCGGTCATCCAGTTCCGCTGGGATGAGGCCGCGCTGTACGTCACCACGGAGAACTGCGGCGACCTGATCGATGCGCGCCGGCAGCATGCGGTGATGTTGATGACGGCGCACCTGATGCGGCTTGCCGTGTTGCTCGCCGCCGCGCCTGCAGGCGAGCCCGCAACGCCCGGCGTCGTGACCGGCGCCACCATCGACAAAGTCAGCGTCACGCTGCAGCCGCCGCCCTCGCGCAACGAATGGGGCTACTGGCTCAATCAAACGCCCTACGGACAGCAACTGCTTGCGTATCTGCGCGTGCAGTCGGTCGGCGGCTTCTACGTCGGCGGCTTGCCCGAGCGCGATGCGTTCCGCAAGGTTTACGGGGTGTGGTGATGGCGACGGTGCGGCGGCAATCCTCCCCGGCCGGACAGGCGCTGCGCCGCGCCATTTCGACCCTGGGCACGACAGAGGGCCGCGTCGGCTGGTTCGAATCGGCCAAGTACGAAGACGGCACGCCTGCCGCGCTCGTCGCCGTCGTGCAGGAGTACGGCTCCTCCAAGAACAAAATTCCGCCGCGTTCCGTGATGCGCTCGACGCAGGCCGAGGCACAGGCGGAGTGGCGCACCGATGCGCGCGCCCTGGCGCAAGCCGTGGCGACGGGCAAGGCGCCGCCCACGGCAGTCATGGAGGGCTTGACGATGAAGGCCGAGGGCGCCATTCGCAAGAAAATCGCCACGATCACGGAGCCGGCACTGTCGCCCAAGACGGTCAAGGCGCGCAAGCGGCGGCTCGCGAACAAAGGCAAAAAGGCAAACCCCAAGAGCATCAGTAAACCGCTGGTCGACACCGCGTTCCTGATGAACTCTCTTAGTTCCCAGGTGAAGAAAACATGATCCCCGGAAGCAACCTGTTGCGCGCAGCGCTGGGCGTGATCCGGCCGCAGGGTTTCCAACTCGAACGCTTCACCGGGCGCGAGACGAACGCCGCCGGCTATCAGGTGCCCGCGTATGCCGATGCCGTGACCGTCTCGGGCAGTGTCCAAGCGGTGCCGCGCGCCATGTACCAAAACCTCGGGCTCGACCTGTCGAAAGAGTACATCAGCGTTTACACGTCGGAAGACATTAAGACCGTGGAGCGCGACGGCGCGGGCGACCGCATTGTGTGGAACGGCTGGCGCTTCGTGTGTGAATCGCCTACCGACTGGCGCGCACAGGATGGCTGGCGTCAGATTCTGGCGGTGCGCGTGGGGGCGGCGGTCGAATGAAAGACAACGACCTTTTCACGTTGCTGCGCACGATCATTGCCGCCGGCCTGCAGCGCATCGGCGGGTATGACAACTGGCAGATTGCGCGGTCATTCCAGCCGGAACAGGAAGGCCGCAACGATGCGCCCACGGTTTACCTGCACAAGCTGCCGGATCACCGCTACGGAGCCCCTCGTGTGTCCAACGCGTGGGATGAGGATGCGCAGGTGCAAACCCAAACGACATCGCAGTTGATGGAAACGACGGTGCAAGTCTCAATCTCGATGGACGAGACGACGGACCCCGCCGCGTTAACGCCAAGTGATGTCGCAAACGATGTATGCGGTATCATGCAATCCGACACGGCGCTAGAACAACTGAGGGCGGAAGGGGTCGGGATTTTGCGGGTACTGGACGTGCGCAATCCGTACTTCGTAAACGACCGCAACCGCTTTCAGGCAGACGCGGGTTTTGACATGATCCTGACCCACCGCCGCGAAGTTCAAACGCCGACCGAAATTGTTCAACAAGTGGATTACCGTATCCATCGAGTTTAGGAGAGTGCCCCGTGATTCCGTTTGCGAAATTCGTAGGCATCCTTTCAGCCGTGGCCGGCGGTTCGGGCGGCGGGGGAGCAAGCGGAGGGGGAGCGAACACATGTTGTGCATCCGCTCGCATTGTCGCGACCGGGCCGGTTTACCTGAACGTGGACAAAAGTGGAAGCGATGCGCGAGGAGCTAACGGTATTCAAAACCCGTTCTTGACCGTGCAAAAGCTGATCGATTACGCTGCGCAACGATATGACTTTGCCGGCTTTCCGTTATACATCAGGGTGGGGGAAGGCACGTTTACGGAGTGCTTGCAGATCAAACCAATGTTCGGTGCGATGTCTGATCCGGTCACGGGTGACGGTGCCATCAACATCGTTGGAATTGGCGACATCGATCAAGTCATCTTGCAAGCAGACGGCAACATCGCTTCCCCTGCATTGACTGCGAAAAACATGTCCCAGCTCGTGTCTTTGGACGGTGTGACGCTCGATGGCTCGCAAAACGATTGGGTCGCGATCCTCGATGCGGAAGCTGCAATGGTGCAACTGCGCAATTTGCATTTCCTATGCGCGGACAACAGTTTTCCGGTAACTACGTTCGCTTCGGCAATCGTAAACTTCGCTTTTAACTACACGGCCACTCTCATAGCGGCCGGGTCTGGCTGTAACACGTTCGCGACTGCGGTCGGTCGCAGTTCCGTAAACTTCTTTTCTCATCTGGCAATCCAAGGTGCGTTCGCACTGACTGACGCTTTCCTTAACGCCAACGAAGATTCGCTCATTTCGTGGTCACCACAGTCGGCGACTGGCGCCGCGACGGGGGGCCGCGCCAAAGCCGACTACTTCGGAAAAATCATCAACTTGGCGGGAGTAGGCCAAGCTGGCATCCCAGGCAATGCGGACGGCGTGATCAATGCCGCGCATGGCGCCCAACTCGTGAGCAATTGATAGGAGCATGGACCATGAGCATCCCGTTTAACAAGTACGTAGACATCACTTCGGGCGTGGGCGGCGGCGCTGCGGCTCGGCAACGTGACTTGATTCTGCGGTTGTTTACCGCGAACGAATTCGTGCCGCCGCAGAGCTACATCGAAATGACGGATGCGGATCAAGCCCGCGTCCTCTTCGGCTCGACCAGCGGCGAGTACAAGCGCGCCGCGTTCTACTTCTCGTTCATCAGCAAGCTCATCACGAAGGCGAACAAAATCAGTTTCGCGCGGTGGGTTCAGGTGGCTGTGGCGCCGAAGGTTTTCGGCAACACCGTTCCGAAGTCGCTTGCAACATACGCGGCTGTCGCGAATGGTTCGCTCAAGCTAACGATGGGCGCGAACACGCATGAAATCAACGCCATCGACCTGACGGGCGCCGGCACGCTCGCGGCGGTTGCGGCGACGATCCAAACCGCGATCCGCGCGCAAGCCGGCGCGCAGTTCGCGGCCGCGACGGTTGCGTATGACGCGACGAGCGGCCGGTTTAACCTCGTGGGCGGTGCGACGGGCGATGCGGCGATGGCGGTGCTCGTGCCCGCTGCCGGGACGGACCTCGCGCCGCTGCTGGGATGGACCGTCGCGACCGATGCCATCATCGCGAACGGCTCGGACGTGGAAACGCTCACCGATTGCGTTGCGAACTCGGCGGAGCAATCCAACAACTTCGCGACGTTCGCCTTCGTGCCTGCACTCGATGCCGACCAACGTAAAGAGCTGGCGACGTGGAACGCCACGCAGAACCAAATGTTCATGTACTGCGCCCGCGCATCGGACCTTGCGGACGCCATGCAGGCGTACACCGACAACGGCGCGTTCGGCGGCGTGGGCGTGACGCTCGACTCGCCGGTTGCGGACGAGTACCCGGAACTGCTGCCGGCCGCGATCTTGGCCGCGACCGACTACAGCCGGCGCTCGACGCAGAACTACATGTACCAGCAGGCGGCCCTCACGCCTTCGGTCACGACGGCGTCCGAGTCCGACGCCCTGGACTTGT